CTGGTCCCCTTCCTTGAGGAGATCGTCGGCCTGCTGCTCGTTCCTGACGTGCGTCATCGCAAGGCGGTTCTGCTTCGCGGCTCAGGCCAGAACGGCAAGAGCACCCTGCTCGCCGTCATCCGCGCCCTGCTCGGGCCCCGCAACGTTAGCGCCATCGGCCTCCAGGAGCTGGGAGATGATCGCTTCAAGCTGGCGGAGCTGTTCGGGAAGCTCGCCAACCTCTGCGCGGACATCGACTACCGCGCGAGCAAGAACAGCTCGATCTTCAAGCAGGTCACGGGTGGCACCGATTACCTGACCGGCGAGCGCAAGTACGGCCAGCCGTTCAGCTTTCTCCCCACCGTGCGCCTCCTGTTCAGCGCGAACGAGGCGCCGGCATCGGCGGACCAATCGCCGGCCTACTTCGATCGCTGGCTGGTCATACCCATGGAGCACCGAATCTCCGCGGTCGATCCGCAGCTGGTGGTGAAGCTCACGCATCCCTCCGAGCTGTCTGGGCTCCTCGTCCGCGCAGTCGCGGGGCTGCGCCGGCTCCAAGACCGCGGAGCGTTCGCTCCCCCGCCCTCCGCCCTCGAGGCTCTCCGCGCGTACCAGTCCGCGGTGGACTCGGTGGCGGGGTTCGTCGAGGATGCTTGCCTCATGCGACTCGACGCGTGGGTGAGCCGCAAAGAGCTGTACGAAGCGTTCCGCGCCTGGTGCGAGAGCAATGGCAGTCGCGCTCCGTCCGCCAAGCGCTTCGCCGATCGGCTGAGAGAACACATCCCTGGTCTGGACGAGACGAAGTACCGCGGCGAGCGGCGGTGGGTAGGTATCGAACTGGAGGAGCCAACGTGACTGATCCAGGGTACTTGGGGCACTTGGGGCACTTCATCCCACCCTCTCCTAGCGCATACGCGCAGGGAAAACACGAAGGGATGGTGCGTGCTGCCCCAAGTGCCCCAATGGCCCCATCCCGCGCAGGCACGCGGATCCGGGCGTCTTGCTTCGCGGGGTGGGGGGAGAGCTCACGTGCGTTCTGAAGCACCGGGGGAGGGGTCGCCTATGGCATCTACCGGCAGGATGCCCATGAGGCTCACTCTGGCGTCGGTCCGTCGGGTTCAAACGTCATGAGCCATGCAGACCTCCTGCTGGTGAGTCCGAGTGGGCCAGCAGAGCGGGATCGGTACTCGGCCGAGAGGCATGGAGGCGCATGAGGCTTATGAGCGGACTGCGCCCGTGCCTTCAGTGTGGTCGCCTCATCCGAGGCTACTGCCGCGACTGCGACCGTCAGCGTGGCAGTGGTGCGTCTCGAGGCTATGACTGGGCATGGCGTGTAGCTCGCAGTGAGCACCTAGCAGTGGAGCCGATGTGCCGCTCGTGTGGTCAGCCCGCCACTGACGTGGACCACATCGCGCCTCTGCGTTCAGGTGGTAGTGACGATCACGCCAACCTCCAGTCGCTGTGCCACGCCTGCCACTCGCGCAAGACGCTGCGCCAGGCGAGGGCCGGGAGTTCCGCGGCGTTTGCCGATCGGCGATTTTTTATCGGCGAGGGCAACCGTCCAGACCGCGTGCGCTCGCTCGCACACGGCCGCGTAAGTCCGGAGGTCATCTAGTGTGGCTGGGCCTGCCAAGGGTCACGGTGGCCGTCCGCCCAAACCGATCGAGGAGAAGCGGCGGCTCGGCAATCCCGGCAAGCGCCGTCTGCCCAAGGCGAACCTCGTCGCACTGGCTCCCGTCCACGTCCTACCGGCTACCCCGGATCCAGCCAGCGGGGAGGAGCTTGTCGCTCGCATTCTTGAGACGCCGGCCTCGGCCTGGATCAGCGAGCCCGACCGACTGGCACTCCTGCCACTCTTGGCTGAAGCGTGGGATGAGCGCAAGCGCCTGCTGGTCAACCCGGTCTACACCCCGGCTTTCGTCAGTCGTCTCGGCCAGCTGGAACGGAATCTGACCACGTGGCTGTCGCTGCTCGGCCTGACACCCACCGATCGCAGCCGTCTCGGCGTGGCCGAGGTCAAGGCGCGAAGCAAGCTCGAGGAGATCCGCGCCCGCCGCGCGGAGCTTGGCCGCCGAGGTGGCTGACGCATGTCCCGCCTGAAGCCATCAAGGTCGGTGAGGGAGACAACGTTCTGGACTTCGTGGCCAGCTACGGACGCATCACCAAGGACAGTGTGGCCGGCCCTGCGGGCGAGTCTCTCAGCCCTCGGCCATGGCAGCGACAGCTGCTGCGTCACATCTTCGCCCGCGACCCGCTCACTGGCCGGCGACGTCACCGCCTGGCCCTGGTCGGCATGGGCCGCAAGAACGGCAAGACCGCGCTGATGGCGGCCGTCGCTCTTTATGGACTGCTGGCCGAAGGCGAGGGCGCTCAGGTCTTCAGCTGCGCCGCGGACCGGGTGCAGGCCAAGCTGCTGTTCGACGACGCCAAGCGCATGATCGAGCTCAACCCCGACCTGGCCGCCGAGTGCAACCTGTACCGCGACGCGATCGAGCATCCGTCTACCGGCTCGGTGTACCGGGCTGTCTCGTCGGAGGCCTACACCAAGGAGGGTCTCAACCCTTCTCTGGTCCTGTACGACGAACTCCACGCCGCGCCCAACCGCGAGCTGTTCGACGTCATGGCCCTCTCGCAGGGCGCTCGCTTGGACCCGCTGATGATCATGCCCACCACTGCGGGTGTCAGGACCGACGTCTCTGGCCGCGACTCGATCGCCTACTCGCTGTACCAGCACGGCCTGCGGGTGGCGACGGGCGAGGTCGTCGACCCCTCCTTCTTCATGGCTTGGTGGGAAGCACCCGAAGGCTGCCCGGTGATTGACGCTGACGCGTGGTACTCCGCTAACCCGGGCCTGGGTGACATCTTAGCCACCGCCGACATCGAAGCCGCCGCGGTCTCCGTCCCTTCCCGGACCCCCGAGTCGGAGTTCCGCATCAAACGATTGAGCCAGTGGGTCAACGCCATCGCCGCTTGGCTGCCTTCCGGGGTGTTCGAGGCGCGCAAGATCGACCGGGTGCTGACCAAGGGCGAGAAGGTGGTCTTGGGCTTCGACGGTTCCTTCAACCACGACTGCACCGCTTTGGTGGCCTGCACCCTCGATGGCTTCCTCGCTCCCCTGGCTTTGTGGGAACGTCCTCCCGAAGTGATCGACTGGGAGGTCCCGATCTCAGAAGTGACAGCCTCGATCTTCAACGCGGCGCGTGATTACCGCGTCATCGAGATCGCGGCCGACCCCTATCGCTGGGCACGCGAGATCCAGGAGTGGGCCGCCGCCGGTCTGCCAGCCGCCGAGTTCCCGACCACCTCCGTTGCTCGAATGGTCCCCGCCTGCGCCGCCTTCTACGACGCGGTAGTCAACGGGCGCCTGACGCACAACGGCGACCCGGCCCTCGTGCGGCAGGTCAACAACGCGGTGGTCAAGATCGACCGCCAAGGTCCCAGAATTGTGAAGGAGCACCGTGGTTCGTCGCGCTACATCGACCTCGCCGTCGCATCGGTCGCCGCCTTCGACCGCGCCACCTGGCACGCCAGCCAGCGCGTCCCGGTCCGCGCCAGCTCGGGCTGGGTCTAGGTGCGAGTGCGATGAGCCGTTCGTCGAGGATGACGATCCAGACTTCTGCTGGCGCTGCCGGCGCTGGATAGACGACGATGCTTGACACCGTCCTACCGCCAGCGAGTCCGACGCACGACACGACTAATCGCGGTCTGGCTGACACCGTATTCAGCTGGCCGAAGAGAGGTCGAACTGGGCATCGGGGACGTGGCCTTCCTCGAGGAACCTCCGGGCGACATCCACAGCAAGCAGGGAATCGGCGGACCGGTTTGCGAGCTCGTGTTCTTCGGCCATGACCCGGATGTCGAGCCGCGCGCCTACTTCGAGCCCGAGGCTGGGACCGTCACATACGCGAGCTCGGCTCGCTAGTCCGTTCCGGTGATCCCGCACCCCGCGCCCGTTAAGTCTTCTTACGCTTTCGCTCCTGTTGAGGGCTGTGGAGGCGGCGCAGCTGTTGGGCGTGTCGAGAGCGGCGATGTACGAGCTGGTGGCGTCAGGCCAGGTGACGATTTGTGGGTTCGGGCGGACCCAGAACGCCTCGGCATCGGCGGTCACGATCGCGGTGTCGCCGTGGAACGGAGGTGACGGGCAGTAGCCGTTTGCAAACCCGTACCCGGAAAAAACCGTCAGCCCCATCACACGGGAGGCCGAATGCGGATCCCGGTGCGCACGGCGCACAATCTGACCACGGTGGAACTCTTGGAGCGCGGTCCATTTCTGGAAGGGTTGCGGGCGTACCTGTCGGAGGCCGAGCGGGGGGCCGCCCGGCTGCTGCTCCTCGGCGGGGAGGCAGGCATCGGGAAGACCAGCCTGGTCGAGAGCTTCTGTCGCAACGAGGCATCGCGAGCGCGGGTCTTGCGCGGCGCATGCGACGCTTTCTCGACGCCGCGGCCGCTCGGCGCGCTGCAGGACATGGCCCCGTCGCTGGGTGGTGGTCTTGATCAGCTCATCGAATCCGGCGCCAGCCCGCACGCGGTCTTCGCGGCAGTGCTTGCCCGGTTCGCCTCCCCCGGCCGGCCGAACCTGGCTGTAATCGAAGACGTCCACTGGGCGGACGAGGGGACTCTCGACCTCCTCCGTTTCCTGGCGCGGCGCCTGGGACCGACCCGCACACTGCTGATCGCCACGTTTCGGGACGATGAGGTGGGGCCACGCCATCCGCTCACGGTCCTGATGGGTGATCTTGCGACCTCGCCCTGCCTGCGCCATATGACCCTGCCGGCACTCTCCCGGGAGGCCGTGGCAACTCTGGCCCAGGGCACTGAAGTCGACCCCGGCAATCTCTACCGACAGACCGAGGGCAACCCCTTCTTCGTCACCGAGGTCCTGGCCGCGGGCACGGTCGGCATCCCGCCCACCGTCCGAGACACGGTCCTGGCTCGGGCGGCCAGGCTGTCCCCGGCCGGCCGGGAGATCCTCGAGGCCGTCGCAGTAATCGGGCCCCTCGCGGAGCTGGCGTCGATCGAGAGCCTGGCCCCGACCGGCAATCTCGAAGAGTGTCTCGCCAGTGGGATGCTCCTGGCCGAGGACGGCACGCTCTCGTACCGCCACGAGCTCGCCCGCGCCGCTATCGACGCTACGACCTCCCGCACCCGCCGGCGCGACCTCCACCGGCGGACGCTGGCGCTCCTGAGCAGCCACGCGGGGCCGCCCGACGCGGCCCGGCTCGCGCACCACGCCGAGGCGGCCGAAGACGGTGCGGCCGTCCTACATTGGGCAGTGGCGGCGGCCGAGCGATCGGCTCGCCTCGGAGCCCACCGAGAAGCCGCACTCCAGTACGAACGTGCTCTGCGCTTCGCCGCGGCGCTCCCAGCGACAGAGCGAGGCCAGCTCCTAGAGCGCCGTTCCCACGAGTGCTCGATCACCGACCAGCTGGGCGATGCCGTGGCCGCCGCCGAGCAGGCGCTGGTCGCGTGGCGAACGCTTGGCGACCGAGTCCGTGAGGGCGATGGCTTGCGTTGGCTGTCCCGGCTCTTCTGGATGTCGAACCGCTTCGGAGAGTCCGAGGCGATGGCGCGCAAGGCGGTCGAGGCCCTCGAGGCCGAACCGCGAGGCATTGAGCTGGCCGCTGCCTTCAGCAATCTTTGCCAGGTGTTGACCCTCGACGACAGATACGACGAGGCCATCGTCTGGGGAGAGCGGGCCATCGAGTTGGCGCGCAGCCTGGGCCGGAAGGAGGTCGCCCTCCACGCCATGAGCAGCGTCGCCACGGCCCGGCTGCTGACCGGCGACGAGGCGGGACGGCCGTTGCTCGAGGAGAACGTCCGCGCGGCGCAGCGCGCGGGCCTCGACAACCAGGCGGCCCAGTCGCTCTTCAACCTGGCCCGGGTCGCTGTCGGCGAGCGCCGCCACCAGGTCGCCGCAGAGTACCTCGACGAGGGGATCGCCTACTGCACCGCGCGGAATCTCGACTTCTTCTGGCTCTACCTGCTCACGTGGCGCGCCTACTCGCTGCTCCAGCAGGGGCGCTGGGCGGAGGCAGGAGGGCTGGCCGAGGAGGTCCGCCGCCATTCCCTGCCCGCGACCGCCGCGATCCGGGGGATCTGCGTGGCCACCGTCCTCGGGACGATCAAGGCCCGCCGCGGAGAGGCGGGTGCCGCGGCGTTCCTCGATGAGGCGCTGGAGCTGACCGAGCCCGTCCCCGACTTCGCCTGGAAGCTGCCGGTGCGAGCCGCGCGGGCGGAACTGGCGTGGCTGGGCGGCGACCCCCGGCGGGCTCGCCTGGAAGCCTCGGCCGGGGTCGACGCCGCGCTTCGCCAGCCAGCCTCAGCGCGCTATTTCGGCTGGCCCCTCGGAGAGCTCGCCTCCTGGTTGTGGCGAGCGGGCGGCCCGCGGACGATCCCCGCCGCGGCCGCTGAACCGTACGCACTCGAGCTCGCGGGCCGCTGGATGGACGCCGCCGAAGCATGGCGGCAGCTGGGCTGCCCCTACGAGCAGGCGCTCGCGCTTGCGGCCGGCGACTCGGCCGCGCTCCGTGAAGCCCACGGCATACTACGGGGTCTTGGTGCCAGGCCGGCCTTGGCGATCGTGAGCCGCCGACTTCGCAGCCTCGGCGTCCGCGACATCCCGCGCGGCCCACGCCCTGCCACCCGCGCCGCTCCCGCGGGATTGACCACGCGTGAGGTCGAGGTCCTTGGGCTGCTAGGCGAAGGGCTCCGTAACAGCGAGATCGCAGCCCGTCTCGTCATCTCGCAGCGGACCGTCGCCAAACACGTGGCCGCCATCCTGGCCAAACTCGAGGTCGGATCGCGCGGCGCGGCCGTGGCCGCGGCAGCTCATCGTGGAGCCGCCCCGCGCCAAGATGGTCATTTCGGCTGATTTCGCGCTCCACCGATCGCCGTACCTTCGCGGCTGGGTCGCGGCAGGTCGCTCGACCCAGGACGGAAGGAGAGCAAGATGAGCCAGGCCGTCAATCATTCTGAGTCTGTGGGGATCTCTCGCGGCGCGCAAGGAACCAAGAGCCTTCAACGGCTGGTGACGATCGGTCTCTACCTCAATATCGCCATTCTGCTGCTGGGCGCGCTCCTGTTCCTGACTCGCACTGCCGCCATCGCTGCGGCCGAGCCAGCAGCCTCGCGCCAGGTGGCAGCGTTGTTCCTCGGGATCGCCGTTACGTACTGGATCGTCGTCCGGCGCTTCCCGCAAGACCCGCGCTGGCTGGTCGTGCCAATCGTTCTCGCGAGCATCGATTTCCTCGTGACGCATGTCGTCTCCCTCGCGTCAGCCGTGTTTGGTTTGGGCATTCCCTACGACCCGGCGTTCCCTCTTCCTCTCGTGGCCGATCTGGTCGTCATTCCGATCTACATCATCGGGTTGATGCGCCTGACAGCAGCTGCCGCGGCGAGACCTTGAAAGTCTAGGAAGCGGATCCTGGATGCTGCCAAGGCCTGCGATCTACTTCGGT